CCCATGCCAATGAATAAAGTGTGGCTGGTGCAGGGTGTTCTGATTTAACGTTTACTGTTAAGTTTGTATTTCTTTCGTAACAAGGTACTGTCTCTATAACTTCATTTACTATTGGTAATCTACTAGCAGATACAACACCAGCTAAAGCTAGTTCTTTAGTTTCTGTATAGTCTGGTTTACCTATTCTTTGTAAGGTTGTTGAATATACTCCTAATGGTCCAAAACTAAATTTAATTCTATGAATGATTAATGATGATTTAGCATCAGATCTATATTTAGACCCTTCAGCTCTAGTTACATATAAGGTAGGAATTTGAACATCCATTTCATATAGATAACCAATAACAAAAGTATTGTTAGACCAATCTCCCGGAATTTCTAAATTACTACCATTAACAGTAATTAATGCATATCTTCCTAAGTCATTACCGGCATCAGTTTCATAAGCTACTAATTGTTTAGTGCTTTCATAACCATTTGGTTTAGGGATAGTTGTTTTAATAGTTGAACTACTATAAGTACCTGAAGCTGCTGTAACTGACGATGCATGATCTAAATGAACACGATATATATAGTCATCTAAGGTGTCAGCAGTATCTCTTGTATCAGTTACAAAATGACCATTATCATCTAACTTTAGAGAATATTTAATTATCTGATCTTTATTATTATTTCGTGTAATAACGTATAAAGCATCATCTAATATGCAATGGTATTGTATATTTCCAACAACTGTCCAAGTACACCAAGCTTGCATTAATCGTTCATTACCAGAAGTAAAATATCTAAAACAAAAAATTTTATCAGTATTCTTTTTACTAAAAAATACAGTTGAGTTTTCTCGTGATTCAGATACTAAACTTATATCTTTATCTAATAATCTAGATATAACTTTACTTTGATCAACGATATCTGGTTCTCCTTGTCTAAGAACATTAGACATTTCAAAAAACCTAGTAAATTGATTAGCATTATCTATAAACGCAACTGTAGTTCCTAAACTAACTGGATTGGTTTTTTCATTAAAATTATACGATGATACTGCATTTAGTTTTGCAGTTTCTGGACTTAAAATATCACTATCAGTTGTCAACATAAATTGCTGATTTTTAGTAAATAATAATAATCCCGCATTCACTTGAATACCGTCATAAACAATAGCTGGATATTCAGAGCTACATGAAAGATCAATTACATCCATAGCAGTGAATGTAGTAGCAGTCTTAGACCAGAAGTTAAAAAACTCTCCGGGTCTTGACATAATTACGTTTTCATCACTTAAAAATACTAATCTATTTCTAAAGAAAACTAATTGATTAACTGTTTTTCCTACAAACGAAGGGTTTGGATTAGTTAAATCATCTCCTACTTCAGCATTTTCCCAACTAGCTTGTGAAACAGTAAATGTACCATTTGCTTGTCTGACTAATTGAATAGGCATAGTGCCTTTATCAAACTCTATATTTCTACCGGGTTTTGCACATTCTTCCCAAACGCCGTCACCATCTCTGTCATTATTACCAAAAAATTTTACATAGTAATCATCTTCATCAGCTTCACTATTAGCTACTTTTACTACATAACCATGCTTACATTGATCAGGTAAATCATCTACGTCTTTAACTTCAGTTGACATTACTTTTAATAAGTCGCTAGTAGGAGCTGTGACGTTAAATGTTCCTGAAGATCTTGTTACATATAGACCATTACCAATTTGTTGAACATTAGCAGAAGTAAAGTTACCAGTATCTATAATTTCTTTTCTTATATCACCAAGTATTGATGAAGCCGTAACTGTAGTTTCAGTATCAAAAGGTGTAGGGTTAGGTCTAATTAAACCTAAGTTTGCTTGTATTTCTGTAGTACTAATAGATTCAATAGTTACTTTATAGTATCCATCATCCATCCAAACATAGAAATAATCACCTTGTTGCCAACCAGACCCGCCATAAAGAAGATCAAAAGTAGTTGTGTATCTAGCTTGATATGTTGTTGTTTGAGTTTCACCTGAACCAGTTGTAAAAGGTACTGATTGTCCAGTATTTCTAATTCTAAAATAAAGATTAGTTCCTCTATTTACTGAAGTACCATTAGAAGCTTTAACATCAATAGTATAAGTATGATTTCCAGATAAGGCTTCATCAATATCAAATATTCTAGTTCCTACGTTTGGTGCATAAGCATCTCTACCATCGCCAGCAGAATCATCACATCTTGTATTATCGGTTATTCTGTTTGCTCTACTGCGTAGTGAACCGTCAGTATGACAATAATTATTACTTGATTTAACTAGATCAACACTTATTCTTGTTGCTGTAGTTTCAGTTGTAGTAGTTGTATTGTCATATAGATTTACAGCATATTGTCTTGCATAAGCTGTAGCTCTTAAATCAATAAAAACTTCAGGAGGTCTAACAGTTTCGACAGTCGAAGACATTGCTACTGTCTTAGTTCTGTTAGTTATAAATGTGTAGTCGTTAAGAGTTAAGGTTTGTATATCTTGATCATCAGTATGAGTTAAATAATTAGCTAATGCAGTTGCTGTACCAGAGTCGTAGTTAACGGTCATTGCTGCACCATCACTACATCTCCACATATTTATATCACCTGATCGACTAATTTGTCCTATATAACTTTCTGTTTCATCACGGTAATATGAAAACCATTTACCGTTTGTTTGTGAATTTAAAGCTGACGTTCCATTATCACTAATAGATGCAACTAATTCTCCTCCCGGACGTTTTAATAAACCATGTGTTACGTCAGGTATTACATTATTAGCTACACTAACTTGTCCGGGAATTTTTAGTTCATCTGGCTGTTGAGATAAACCTCCAGTCAGCGTTGGTATTGTTTGAGTAACACTTGCCATTATCTTCTATTTAATACTTGGAATGGTTGGTAAGGAGAATATGCTGTCTTTTCCGGCCAACCCATAAAGTTATGATCACCTTGAGAGCATTCATAATCCATAACGTTTGCTCTAGCATTATTCTCTTGAACTTGTAAAAGGGCAGCTAATTCTCTATTACTAACAAGCTGTGTAGCTGCACGTGTAGCAGCTTTAGAAATTATGTATCTTTGAAAAACTGGTGGTACATCTTCAAATGGATAGAGAGTAACAATATCTAAATAAATATCTTCAGTAAATTGATCAGTATGTTCAACTAAATCATATAGTCTTCCATTTCTTCTAACTAAATCTTTTGATTTATCTAGACGTTTATCATGTAGATCATATCTCAAATAATTACTAGGAATTGTTATATATTTTGTTGTTGATTCAGGAGTAACTTTTAAATTCTCCTCTGTATTAAAATGCCATCCTTCATTTTGTATATCTTTATTAGCTTCGACTAATAAGTTATAAACAAATGCAGTTTCTGGATTATTAAAATTAAGAGTAGTTAAAGGAGATTGACCTATGCTACCCAAGATTGAGTTAACTGCGGATAGTTCGGTATCGGGGTCAATTGTTGTAGTAGCCATAGATAAAAAAAAAAGGGACCCGAAGGTCCCGTATAAATGTATAAACTTAGAAAGCAGCGTCTGCTGAACCAACGTGTAATTCCACGCAAGCAGCAGGGTTTAAGTAATCTGCCCCCATAGCTAGGCGACCCAATATTACGTCACCTTGGTAAATAACGGATATGTCTCCATTAGTTACTTGAACTTGTGGTCCAATAGCTTCTACTACACCAGCAGCTTCTCTTTGGAAGATTAAGCCACATGATCCAGCAAAGTCACCAGATTCACCATAGCCATTGTTAACACCAGCAATGTTGAATGTACAAGCTGAACTTGAAACAGTTCCACTTGCAGTATCAGTAATTGTGAATGTATTAGCATTAGGCACAGTTGCAACTGTGTAAGTACCAGAAGTACCAGCACCAGCTGTAGCATCAAACACAACCTTATCGCCAACAGAAATACCGTGAGCAGTAAGTGTTACTGTGATTGTTGTTCCAGATCTTGCATAAGTTGCTGACTGCTTACCAGCAGCTGAATCCATAGATTGACCTACGAATGAACCAGCATTAGAGATAGTATTAGCAGTACCGAACTTACCTAAGAATGGTAGGTTCATTGACTTATAGATCTTGATACCAGCGATAGATACAACACCTTCTCCAGACTGTAAACCTGTACCTTGAACGTCTCTGTTGATTAGTCCATTGTCACCTGTTTGCTGAATAAGAGCGTAGTACTGTCTTGGGTTAAGAACAGCTACTCTGCCTTCAGAACTAACTCCTTTCTCATCAAGTACAGCAGCAGCGTCATAGAAACCAGTAACAAGGTTAGAAGCTGATGTAGCTTGTGTATTGTTCTGTGTACTATTTAACTGAATCTGTGTACCACCGGGTTCAACGAAACCAGTAGCAGATATTGGAGAAGCTTGACGAGCACCTTTTGCAATAGCTCTGAAAATTTTTCTGTCATAATTCTCAGCAAGTGCATAACCAATCTTACGAGAAATTTCTCCTCTCAAATCGTAGTGAGAAAGTGTCTCATCTAAATCATATACAAATGCAGAACTGACTAGAAGGTCATCCATAACAATTGTCTTCTCAGCAACTGGGGGTGCCTTGTCAGCGTTACCCAAGATAGGGGTCCCCGGTGTGTGATAGTCACTTGTCATGCGACCTGTGTAGATAAATTGAAGACTTTTTCCGTTCTTCAATGTACGCTTCATAACTAAGTCACGAGCGATTGTGTTATGTTGGAATCCCTTAAACATCTCTCCACTAAAGAGTTTAAGATAGGTGGCGTACTTGTCACCAGCTCCGTCATAACCTACGCCGGTTGATAGATTAATTCTACCTACACCGACCTGATTAGCATCAGCCATTTTATATTAAAAATTAAAGGTATATTTGTTCGTCTACGTACGTAAAAAGTTGCGAGTCTTACTTAGACTCATTGATATTCGTGGTCTATCCCACCGTCTAGACGGCTAATTGGTATCCTCCGTAGAGGGCAAAGAGCCAAAGTGATTAGGGAGGACTTGCACCTCCCAGATCGCTTAACCGATTAATCTTGTGTAAGCAACGCCACGATATACGAAAGTAACTTTCATGGTTATCTCCATATACTAAGCCCCGTTCCATGCTTAGTGGTCATGCGTCCCATAAGGGATGAACGGACGAAGCGTTAATATGAGGGTTCTCCCTCGGGTTCTTTATACTTAGGAATTTGTTCTTGTCTATATTCCTCTAGTAATTTATCTACCTGTTTCTGTAGTTTAAGAATTTCTGGATCTTTTGTTTTCATACTATTCCAATGGCGGATAACGCCAGAGCATATAAATAAGTTAGTTATTAAGGTTAGATATAAACAAAAATTTTTAGCCAATTTGTGGAGCTGTTAATGCAACTTCTGTTGACTCAGTTGAAGCTAAGTCAAGTGGGAAGTTGTGAGCATTACGCTCGTGCATTACTTCCATACCTAAGTTTTGTCTGTTTACTACGTCAGCCCAAGTAGGAATAACTTTGCCATTAGTATCAACTATTGATTGGTTAAAGTTAAAACCATTAAGGTTAAATGCCATTGTGCATATACCCATAGATGTTAGCCATATGCCAACAACCGGCCAAGTAGCAAGAAAGAAATGAAGAGAACGAGAGTTATTGAAAGACGCATATTGAAAAATTAATCTACCGAAGTAGCCATGAGCTGCAACGATGTTATATGTCTCCTCGTCTTGACCAAATTTATAGCCATAGTTCTGCGATACATCTTCTGTTGTCTCCCTAATAATTGAGGAAGTAACAAGACTTCCGTGCATAGCAGAGAAAAGAGATCCACCGAATACCCCAGCAACACCGAGCATGTGGAA